AGAGCTGGCACGTCCATAACCGCCGTGCTGGTCAAGAGCCCGTTTAAGGGACTTGACGAGCCGGCGCTTTATGACGGTCGGGGAGGGGGATCCCAAGGGATGCGAGAGAGCGAAACCGCCCCTCACAGCCCAAAGGACCCCCTTCCCCGCCCGAGCCTCGAAGGCCTCGTCAGCTGGGCTAGATTTATCTAGCTCAGCCAACGGCGGCCCCTTGGCTGACGTGCGGGTGACCCGGTCTGCCAGCTCGGATCTGACCTTCTCGTCGGAGGCCGCGAAAGCGGGACTCCTAGAGAGGGACCAGATGCGAGCCAAGCAGTCCGGGTCACCAGCCCGATACGCGAGTGAGTGGATGCCGTCACGCCAAAAGCGTGACGCCACCTCACCCATCCGCGTATTGGGCCAGCTCTTCGGAAGGAGACCTCCACCCCCTAAGGTTCGAGGCAGGTAAGGAGGGATACCGTGACCGGCGAGCCAAGACGCAAGTCCTGGTCTCGCGGCCCGCAGTATCCGCCCAACTGCCCCGATCCGACGGGGGTGAGCCGCTGCGATCGACATGGCTGCAGGGCCCAAAGCGAACCAATCGGGTAACCGACTGGATCCGCCAGGACCCTGCTTGTCCCACGTCTCGGCCCGAACGGCCCACCTAAGTGGGACCGAATGGGACCAGGCGCGGAACGCCATGTACACACGGACAGGGCGCTGGTTAGCAACCAGCACCTGCACCGTGCGCCGCGGAATGTTCTTGGCGACAATCGCCGCCCAAGAACCTTCCGCGGGACCGCAGCGGGTCACCAGACTGGGCCGGTCAGCCATCACTACGTGGAACTTCACGGAGAAAATCTCCTCGGTGAAGATCCCGTAGCGGTGGCTCCGGAGGTGCTTGCCTGGCGAGAAGATCGCACCGCAAGAGCGGGCGAACTCCTCGTACAGGTCAGCTACCTCCGGCCTCACAACCGCCAAGAGGTCGTCACCACAAATGGTAGACGCCTCAAGGCGGGAGCGAGGGACGGCCCGGAACGGTGGAGGTCTCCCGGTGCCGGCCGTCGGTCGCGGGATTCGGGGGAGAGGGGGTCGCTTCCGTTCTGCGAAATGTTCCGCCGTAAGGAAGAACAAATTCGCCAGACACAGAAGCGGCCACGTAGAGGGGAGCCCCATAAGGGCCCCCCGCTGCGTCGTGATCCTTTCACCGGTTTGGTAGTCGAGCTCATAAGAGCCGACTGCCAACTCGATCGAAAGGGCACGCTCCTCTCCCTCGAGGCCTACAGCGTCACAGAGACCTTCCATGAGGGCTCGACAAAAGTCCCCATGGAGAGTATCTGTGGCAGCTGTTAGGTCGGCAGAGAGGATGCAGGCGGTCGGGTCGAGGCCACGGCGGAACAGTTTTTCAACTGCTCCGCGGTGGTCCCCGGCCAAGACCGTCTGCACCCGTGGCTCACGTGACAGAGCCTGTCGCAGGGACCTACCCCAATAATGGAGGTAGGCCACAACTGCAGCAGGGTGACACGTGACCACCCTCGACTTCCACCCACGCTCTGAGAGGCCGATTACTCGGCCCCTCATTGCGTCCCCTCCGAGCGAGCGGATCGCCGAAACGATCCGCCGTTCGGGGCGGGAGGAAGACGAGGTCTCTGCCATCCCGTGACGGACGGCCGATGGAGGAAGCCGTGGTGTCCCCTTCAAGAGCTGCTTGATTGCCCTCGGTACCCCACCCCTTCGGATGGAGTACTCGAGGCAAGCAGACCCTTGAACGGGCGGATCTCCGCTGAGTGTGAGTTCGAGCTTACGAGCCCGGGCCCAATACCCAGCGAAGAACCGTGCGTCCCTCAAGAGCTCCGGATCAGACCTGCCTCCATTGGCAAGCATGTTCCGGTGACTCTCGAGGGCCGCAGCCACCACGCGGTGGTCGCCTTCTGGTAGGGCCCTGCCTACATAGCTGAACTGGAGACGAATATCCAGTCCGGCCGATGTAGGGCACAGGGCGCCTACCAGGCCCCGGAATAAGGCGTCAGGTACCTTCGATTTCTCGAAGGCCTGGCGTCGAATTGCGGAGCACCACGACTTGATCGTGGCCATGGTTTCCCATGGACCACGACCAAGCGTGGAGACGACCACCCACCTCGCGCAGGCTTGCACAGTCGCGAAGCGACGTCGCTCAGCCTTGTTTCCAAGGTTGAACGGCTTCGCCCTCACGGCTGTGCAAGCCAAGGCTATCGCGGCCCAAGCTTCGCAAGCGATCTTGAGCCGGCGCTTCTGCTCCTTACGGGGCAGAGCATCGATAGCCTGCGCGAGGCGCTTCCTCCACCGCGGGAGGGGGAGAACACAAAATGGAGAGGCAGGGGCGCTCCGGACCTGAGAGGAACTAAGGTTCCACCAGGCCCGGGGCACACAGCCCCCCGGATTTCCGTCGCGACTGTTGCCCCCACTCTTTCGAGGGTGGGGCAACAGGGGCAATGGCGCCAATCCGGTTGCACTCCAGAGGTTCGTTTTAACGCGAACTTCCGTCGTGGTAGCCTTCAAGGTT